GGTTCGAATCCTTTTAGGTGCTTTAAAGGATTGTTTACGACTACGACGAAGATAATAAAGGAGATTTATTATGACATTTATGTAGAACAAAAATTATATTTATGTTATTACAAGGCTTGATTTATCATTTTCTCAACAAGCCGTTCAAGCTGCTCATGCTTGTATAGGCTCTTCTCAACAATTTATTCCTCCATAGATACAGCATCCTCATCTTGTATTATGTACAGTAAAAGATGAATATTTGTTATTACGTGCAGCAGAACATATTGAAAGCTGTGGAGTAAAGCTTTATGCGTGGCGAGAACCTGATAAAGATAATGAATTAACAGCGATTTGTACTGAACCTGTTTTCGGAAAACAAAGAAAATTATTTAAGAATCTTAAACTTTTACAAGGAGAATCAAAATGAGTATTCAAGCAAAAGTGGACATTAAAAATAGAATTTTCTCTACTCCATGGGGTTATTACCCCTGTAACAGAGAAAAATATAAGAAAATTAAAAGATTACATTTTCTTTATTTACAAAGTCACCGGACAAAGATAAGGAGAGAAAAATATTTTGCCAAAGAACCCCAAAATAGGGTTTATCATAAGCCTATTGTAAAAGATGGAACATGTATTGGTTATGAGAAACTGAAGTTAACTGAACCTCCAAAACATTGTAATTCTTTTCAAAATAGCATATATGATATTGCGGTTTCTTATGAAAGGGCAAAAAGACCATCAGCTACTCCATCGCAGGTTAGATTTGTTTCATTAACGACTAAACAAATAGATGAGATGTTAAATTGGGCCGGGTATTGGTATTTTGCGGCAAAAAGTAGATTACCTAAACCTTAAAACTTTTTAATAGGACATTTATAATTTTTATTTTTTAAAGCTACTGTTAAAAGTTTTTTAGTTTTTTTGCAACGACTATTTGTTGTTAATAGTAATATTTTGCTAATTCTCCCATATGGTTCTTTAGTAGCATATGGACAAGCATTACATTTAAGTCTTCGCTTACGATACATATCTAAGTCGAAGGCTTTTTTATTATCTGGTTTTTTAATATTTTTGGAAGGTCTTGGTTTGGTTCTTCCGCAGCCACATCCCATAATTATTCCCCAATTTGAGACATACGATAAGCTAATTCTTCTGCTCTAGTCTTCCTATTATAATCATTAGGATTTTTTAATAAATTTCGTAATTGTTTAGCCCATTTAGAATCTAACATTTCTTTAGCTGCTATTTGATAATTTGGTGGTTGTTGGGATAGGGCTTTTTTTAATTTGTGCCAATTTCCAAGAGAACCCATTTGGTATTCCATTTGTATAATAATTGATTGTGCTTCTGTATTTAATTTATCAAAATTATTAAAATCTCTTTTAGCATTACCTTTAGCTATTTCAATAAGTTTATTGCTAATTAAATTAATATCGTCAAGGCTTAGGGTTTTACCACCAGCCCTTAGAGCTTCTACATCGTATCCAAGGTCAGAGATAATTCGAGCGATACTGGGGTCGCTCAGGTTGAATCCTACGCCTATTGTTTTTGCTTTATATCCTAATAGCGGATCATTATATACTTTTTGTTCTATACCTTCAAATTGATATATATCTTGTTGAACAGATCGATTTGTTTTTTTAGGTGACGGTATAGTCTGCATTGGTTGAAAAGAATGTAATTCTTGTTTAATTTGTTGAATATCACCTTGATTCTTTTCTACAATTTCACGAACTTGTTCTTCGGATAAGTTTAATTGAGATATTATACCTAATAAACCAGCACCAGCCAAAAGAGAGATCAAAGACCCTCTACTAAAAGATTGCCAATTAAAATTAGCTTTTTTGTACCAATTCATGTGTTTAAATACTCATTAAAATGGTTATCTTCCTTTTAATGTTCATTATTATTTATGTCGATATAAAAAATATGTCAGAATTAAACAGTAATCTAAAATCCGTTGCACTTGATTGGGCTGAAAAAGCAATTCAAGAGATATATACTTCTTGCAATGATCCTTCAAAAAAATTAACAGATGAATTACTACAGTTATATCAAGAACTAAAGGAATGGGGATGGTTTGATTTGTGTCCTATAAACACCGAAAAAGGTGAAGAAATTACAATGACAATGCTTGCTATTCGCAAATATGGCAAACTTAAATGGGAAAAAGATCATCCTCCACAAAAAAAACCATCTAAATGGGACATTGTTACAGGTAAAGCTCCTCGAAAATAATGTTAGATAATATTTTAATGCTTTTTGTCTCAATTCTAGCTTCTTATAGTATAGCTGTAGCTTTAGTTGAAAAAAGACGAGATTATCCTATAAAAAAAATAAACACATCTTTACGAGTTATATTACGAAAAATATTAGGTCGAAAACCAGCCAGTATACTCAAATGTACTGTTTGTACATCATTTTGGGTAGCTTTATTTGTAGATTTCTTTTTCTTTATTAATTCGGGTTTTTCTTATTTCGCTTGGCCAATTTCTGGTTTTATGGCACTTGGTTTCACATGGACGATAATAGAATTTTTAAATGTTTTAGAATCAAAACAAAATATCATGTGAAATTAACATAGGATTTTTTATTAGAAAACGGTAATATATCATATCTGTACAAGAGGATTGATATAATGCCTAAATATATATTCATTTTAATTGTTTTTGTTATTCTGATATTCCCGTCATGTCAAATGCCGAGTAGACAATATAATAAAGACAAAGTACAAGCTACTAAGCATATAGTAAAAGCTAATGATATCATTACAGGTACTCAAGTAAAAGTCGGTAATGAAACAAAAATAATAATTACTGAAACAACCAAAATTACAGAAACTGCTGATACTGTTTCTAAAAGAGTACCAGAAGTATCTCCTGATATGGTTAGTATTAAAGATAGTGCAGAATTAATAACTTCAAGTGCAAATCAAATTGAATCTTTAACTAATAATCTTGATACCGCCACAAAAGAATTAGATTCAGCTACTGGAAAAATATCTAATATAGAAAAAAGATTAGCATCTGAAACTTCTGCAAAAGAGAAAGCAGAAAAACAACGTGATGAAGCGATAAGAAAAGAAAAAGAAGCTACTCAACAAATGTTAAGATGGCTAATTGTAATTTGCGTATTAGGTACCGGCATAGGTATTGCATTAACTGTTTTTGGTCACTTGTTTCTGGGTGGAGGTTTGTTCATTGCTTCTGGATCAACGTTAACAATGGCTATTATGGTAGATAAATATTTTGATTATATTGCTTATGGAGGATTAGCTATTGTAGTTATAGCTATTATTGTTTTACTTTATTGTTTATTTATAAGAAACAAAGCTGTAGAAGAAGTTGTTCATACAACAGAATTAGCTAAACCTGGATTAGACCCAAGAGAAAGAAGAAGATTATTTGGATACAATTCAGAGCCAGGTATTGTTTATACAGTACAGAGTCCAACAACAGAAAAACTTGTTGATAGAATTAGAAATAAAATGAAAAAAAGATGGAATCATACTCTTTCAGAAGAAAAAGAAATGGATAATTATGAAGAAGAGATATTATTAGCTAAAAGGAAATCTCTCCTGGTTTAAAAACAGGTGGATATGCCAACTTGTGTGCATTCTTTTTTCTTAGAGCACGTACTTTGTTAATTATTTCTACAAAATCGTCTGGTATACGCCAGGTTCCCAGTTCAATATATTTAATAGCTTTTTCTATTTGGTCATAAGTCATACCTAAATCAGATTCATCTGTTTGCCCTTGTTCAAGTTCTGCACTTGGTTTTGCTTCAATAATACTTTTTGGAACATTAAGAATAAACTGTGCCATAAGCTTTACAGTTGATTTGTGTATTTCGGATAATGGACGAATATCTACTAATCCATCACCACCTTTTGTAAAATAGCCAATTTCGTCTTCATCTTTATTACCCGTGCCAACAACTATACCCTTATTAGCACTAGCAATATCATATAAAATGTTAGCTCTAATTCTAGAACATAAATTTCCTTTACGAAAAGCATTTTCTCCAACAGATACCGATGTATAAGCTTTTACAATATCATCTATAGGGACCACTTTAAATGCGGTATCTATACTACTAATTAATTCTAATGATCTAGCAAAAGATGTTCCAGGTTTTAAAATATCCTCATACATTTTACAATATGGCATCATAACACATATTGTTGGCTTAGAAGTCTGAGCACATATTTGGGCGACGACTGCCGAGTCCAAGCCGCCAGACACTCCTACGACCAAAGAATCTATACTATAATCATTACAATAATCTTCTATCCACTTTGTAATGGAATTAACAAGTTCTTGTGTAGACATTTTTTTTACTCCGTTAAACCCAAAACTTGTTTTGCTAATAAAATTTGAGAAGCAGACCCGGTATGTTTACCTTTTACATCAGATAGTTTAATAGCTGGTACAAAGTGATCAAAACCTTCTGGTTTGACAGAATCAAGTTTAATAACCATATTAAGAGGATCTTCACCACAATCTAAATCATTTGTAAAATTAGTTCCTATACCAAAAGATATTTTTATTTTGTTTCTAAATTGTTCATATATACTGATAGCCTTTGCTGCATTTAAACTATCACTAAAAATAATTGTTTTAGTTGACGGGTCTATACCTAGTTTTTTATAATGTTCTATTGCTTTTTCGCCGAACTTAAAAGGATCGCCGCTATCTTGTCTGACTCCATCAAACAATTTAGCAAATTTCATATCAAACGATCTCCAAAAATCATTAGTAGTAAAAGTATCTGTTAGGGCTATACCCAAGTTACCATTATAAACTTTAACCCAGTTATGAAGAGCCATTTGATTAGCAAGAATGAACCCGTATTTGGCAGCATGAAAACTAAACCACTCATGTGCTTGAGTTCCTTTAGCTTTAAGACCATGTTTCATTGCCATATAAACATTAGATGTTCCTACAAAACCACCATAAGCTTTATTAGCTTCTTTTAAACTAGCAACTACCCAGTCATGAACTTGAAAAGAAAATCTTCTTCTTGTTCCAAAATCAGCATAATGAGTAGCTCTAAGAGCTTTTCCTTTTAGCATTGTTTTATCGTAGACATAATCTCTAGAAGGCATATACTTTTTAAAGTATATTTCAGATATTATTGCTAGCAATGGGACTTCCCATAATATCGTTCTATACCATGGTCCACGTATGACAATATCTAAATTATCTTTTGTTCCATAGTTATAGGATACTTCAACTTCATCAGGATTAAATCTATAACCTGCTAAAAAATCGATATAGGTGGGATCAAGAAAATCTCCACATTGTTCAGTCAGAAACAATTTTTCTTCCATTGTTAATGACAATTCAGACATCATTTCTATTTGATCTTTTAGTTTTTGTGGAAAACTGGGATCAAATTCGGTTTTTCCTCTATTGATAAATCTGTATGTAACTTCTGCTCGCGGGTACAGTTTAATAACCGCGTTTTGCATTGAACACTTATAAAGGTCTGTATCTAAAATTGATTGAATAATAGGTTTCGCGGATAAATTCATGACTGCATTCCTTTTTTAAGATTAACACCAGAAATTGCAATTCCGGAGAGTATCTCAGATAAATTTGTGATTCTAGTTTAAAAATAAAGAATGTGAATAAAAATGAATTAATTTAAGAGAATAATACAACCCTAAGTAGTGGGAAGACTTATGAAAAAAGCAACAGCAGAAGTTTTATGGAAAAATTATCAGAAAAGCAAGAACAAAAGAACCAGAAACAAATTGATTGAATTCTATTTTTCTTTTGTGAAAAAAATTGCAAATAGGTTGGCTGAAAGATTGTCTTGGCATGTTAGTCCTGATGATTTATTATCTTTTGGAATAGATGGATTATATAGGGCTATAGAAAATTATGATCCCCATAATGGAACAAAATTTGAATCCTATGCCAATCAAAGGGTCAAAGGATCTATGTTTGACGGTTTGAGGAAACAAGATCAAATTCCTCGTAGTGTAAGAATGTATACTGAGAGATTCAACCGTCACAAACAAAGAATAGAAAATCAATTGGGTTATCGTGTTTCTGATATTGAATTTATTAATATTATCGGAATGGATGAAAAAAAATTCCATCAAGAATATACGAAATATAATCCTATTACATTTGGTAGTTTAGAATTAAATAATGATGATAGTGAAAACGGAATAAAAAATGATTCAAATTATAATTTTATTGATCACAAATCACAAGATATTAATAAATTTTTAATACGTAAAGAATTTTTTAATCGATTAATGGGATCTAATTTTAGTCATATAGAAAAAAAAATAATTTATCTTTATTATTATAAAGATATGACAATGGATCGTGTAGCTAAAAAAATTAAACTATCTGAATCCCGTATTAGCCAAATACATAAAACAATTATTAAAAGATTAAAAGATAAAATAAAACAAGATCCAGAATATTTTGATAGAGAAATACTACCTCTGGCTGGTATTAAAAAATAAATTTAGATCCTTTTTCTCCGGAGATAAAAAAAACTATATAAATTTCTAAGAAAAAGGAGATATGATGATACAGATTGTTCAAAACGACATAACGACATCAGAAACAGAAGTTATTGTTAATCCAGCTAATGGTATTGGAATTTTAGGGGGAGGAGTAGCGGGAGCTATTAGAAATGCTGGTGGTCCAGAAATAGAAGATGAAGCAAGAAAACTTTATCATGAAAGAAAAAAACCTTTTGAACCAGGTGATTGCTATATAACAGGATCAGGTTTATTAAGTGAAAAAGGAGTGAAATATATATATCATGCTGTTACTATGGTATATCCAGGAGGAATTACTAGCTATAATTTTGTAAATAAAGCAATACAGACTACAATTGATAAGGCAATTAAAAACAAAATAAAATCTATTGCAATTCCTGGATTAGGAACTGGAGTAGGTGGATTAAATAATTTTTCTGTAGCTGGTATAATATGGAAAACAATACAAAGTTACCAAAATTTAATGGATATTACAATAATTGATTTAAATGAGTCTTTTATTAAGTCTTTTGAAAAATTAGGTGTTCCTCATGACTGTTTTAAATGATCCAACTTTAGTGTTAAATAAAAACTATCAGGCTATCCTTTTTGATACTGTTAGGGGAGCTATTATTAAAGTTTGTCTCGGTGTAGCAGATATTCTTGATACCGATTATACAAGATATGAATGGGAAGAATGGTTAGAAGTACCAGTAAAAGATGATGATTTGTTTATTCAAACTGTAAATTCTAAAGTTCTTCGACCTTATAATATAGTATTAAATGATTATAATAAATTACCAGTATTTGATGTTAGACTTACAAGAAAAAATATATTTATTCGTGATAATTTTACTTGTCAATATACAGGTAGAAAATTGTCAATAAGAGAAGCTACATTAGATCATATTATTCCAGAGTCGCGTGGTGGAAGAACATCATGGAAGAATTTAGTTACTTGCTCTAAAGACATTAATATGAAAAAAGGTAATAGAACTCTTGATGATGTAGGATTAAAATTATTACGTGATCCTTATAAACCATCATGGAGTCCTATTTTTACAGGTCAGATACATACAATACCTGAACAATGTAAACCTTTTTTGTCGAATACAAAGGAGTAATGCTTCGTAGAAAAAAACCTAGAACCAAAATTGGTATTAAAACATCAATTAAATGCTGGCGCAACTCTCTAGTAGATGTGCCAGCATTTATTATTGGTAATGGACCATCAATTGAAAATATTGATTTATCTGTATTAGATAAATATTTTACAATAGGTATTAATCGTGCTTTTTATAAAATTGATCCTACAATACTTTTTTGGCAAGATGAAGAATTGTGGTATAGTCATAAAAACAAAATTAATAAATTAAAATGTATTAAATTATGTAAAGATACAGCAAATATACATGGAAAATTTTATCATTATAAATTAACCTTTGGGCACTTCTGTCTCCCACTAAGCTCTCATATCTTACATGGTAGAGGGAATTCTGGAGCATTAGCTTTTGAATTAGCTTATATCATGGGCTGCAATCCAATTGTATTACTTGGCATGGATTGCAAATATATTAATGGCAAAACAAATTTTTATGGAGTAAACTCTTCTCATAAACCACATACTTTATCATGTTGTTTAACAGGTTTAACTTGGATAAAAAATTGCAATAGTAATAGAAAAATTATTAACTGTTCTGATAATGATGTGTTCAAAAAAAGATTAACTTTAAAACAAGCAATAAAAGAAATAGATAATCTTAAATTATCTAATCGTGAGTCTTTTATGAAAAGAATATTTAGATATGTTGATAAAAATATTAGCCCATCAAATTATCGTTGACTGTAATAATTGAAAATATTTTACTACATAACATAGTGCTTAAAAGCAGGTTACAATCATTGTTCAAAATACTTAAATTTCCAGAAGGATTTAGATTACCTGGAATATATAAGCTTGTATCAACCCAAGGTATAGAGGAGCATAAAAGATATGACAAGTAGTATTTCTGTCATTGAACAAAAAGAGAAAACAATACAATATTATGATTATGAAACAGCTTTAGAAGAAAGTACTAAATATTTTAATGGTAATAAACTTGCAGCAAAAGTTTTTTTAGATAAATATGCATTAAGAGATAATGAAAACAATTTATTGGAAGAAACACCAGATCAGATGCATTGGCGTTTAGCCAAAGAATTTGCTAGAATAGAAAAGAATAAATTTAAAAAACCATTATCTGAAGAAGAAATTTTTTCCTATCTTGATCATTTTACTAGGATTATACCTCAAGGTTCTCCTATGTATGGGATTGGAAATGATTACCAAACAGTAAGTATTAGTAATTGTTTTACAGTTGCATCACCAGAAGACTCTTACTCCGGTATACTTCGAGCAGATGAGCAGATAGTACAAATATGTAAAAGACGAGGTGGGGCGGGTCTAGATGTTTCTCTTTTGCGCCCAGCAGGTTCTGCTACACATAATGCTGCAAGAACAAGTACAGGTTTAATCCCCTTTGTAATCCGATATAGCAATTCTATTAGAGAAGTTGCACAGAACGGGCGACGGGGTGCTCTTATGATATCGTTAAGTGTCCATCACCCAGAAATCCTTTCTTTTGTAAATCTTAAGATGGATAAAAATAAAGTAACAGGAGCTAACCTATCTGTTCGCCTATCAGATGAATTCTTAGAAGCGGTTAAAAACGATAACCAATACGAACAGCGTTGGCCAGTAGATTCTGAAAAACCAATAATATCTAATATGGTTTCCGCTAGAGAAGTATGGATGAATATTATAAAATGTTCTTGGTCCTCAGGAGAGCCTGGTTTACTCTTCTGGGACAAAATTATTACAGAAAGTCCGGCCGATTGTTATGCTGAAGATGGTTACAGGACTACTTCTACAAACCCATGTGCAGAACTCCCTGCTTGTCCTGGAGATTCTTGTCGCTTGGTTCTAGAAAATTTGTTTTCTTTTGTAAAAAAACCATTTACGAATAAAACATATTTTGATTTTGATGAGTTTAATAAATGTTCTGAAATTACACAAAGGTTGGCTGATGATATCGTAGACCTTGAGGTTGAAAAGTTAGATAAAATAATAAATAAAATTAATAATGATCCAGAACAAGAACATATAAAAAATAGAGAATTAGAATTATGGCAAGAAATTAAAAAAAAATGTGTAGATGGTAGAAGAACTGGCGTTGGGCTAACCGCTGTCGCAGATGCTGTAGCTGCATTAAATATTCAATACGGGTCAGATGAGTGTATAGAATTTTTAAACGAAGTGTATAAACAATTAAAACTTTCTTGTTATAAAAGCTCTGTATGGATGGCTAAAGAATTGGGTCCGTTTTCTGTATTTGACCACACAAAAGAAAAATCATGTCCATTCCTTTTAAGAATTAAAAATGAAGATAATAAATTATGGAATGATATGAAAAAATATGGTAGAAGGAATATAGCAATTTTAACATCACCACCTGCTGGTAGTACCTCTATTTTAGCTAAATTAGTAAACCATTATGGTTCATCATCTGGTATAGAATGTCAATATACATTGAAGCCATATATAAGAAGGAAAAAAGGTAATCCGGGAGATAAAAATTTCAGAACAGATTTTATTGATGACACTGGTGACCACTGGCAGGAATATGACGTATATCCTGGTGCTATACAAGATTGGATGGAAATTTCTGGCGAAAAGAATTTAGAAAAATCTCCCTGGTTTGGATCTTGCGCATATGATATAGATTGGAAACAAAGAGTTAAACTACAGTCGATTGTTGGAAAAAACATTGATCATTCAATTAGTGTAACAATAAATTTACCAGAAAATGTTACTGTAGAAGAAGTAGCTGAGATATATGAAACGGCATGGGAAAAACAATGTAAAGGAATTACAGTTTATAGGGAAGGTTGTAGAACAGGTGTAATGGTTGAGAAAACAGATAAAAAAGAAAACAGATTAGTTAAAAGTAACGCTCCTAAAAGGCCAGAAACACTCCCTGGTGAATTACATTTTACTAAAGTAAATGGTGAACAATATTTTGTTGTTATAGGAATTATGGATGGTGATCCATATGAAATATTTATTGGTAATAATGGATTCGTACATAAAAGAGGATTATTATCTGGTGAGATAAAAAAGGTTAAACGAGGTGTATATTGTGGTATATTTGATCAAAATATTGAAATTTTGTCTGTAGGTCAACATTGCAATGATGAAGAAGAATCATTAACAAGAATGATATCTACATCTTTAAGGCATGGTGCAGATGTATCATTTGTAGTTCACCAATTAGAAAAAACTAAAGGTGATTTACAATCATCAGCTAAAGCTTTAGCTAGAATATTAAAAAAATATATTAAAGATGGTTCTGAAATAAAAGGTGAAGAATGTGAGAGTTGTGGTGGTAAATTAATCCGAGAAAATGGTTGTGTAATGTGTAGAGATTGTGGTTGGTCTAGATGTGCATAAGGAAGAAAAAATGAATGTAATACTTTGGAAAAAACTTTGTCCTGAAGCAATTATCCCAAAATATCAAAAAGAAGGTGATGCAGGCTTTGATTTTCATGCTCTTATTGATAAGAAAAATAAATGGTATAGTAGTGGAGACAAAGATAAATATTTTGATAATGAACCTCCAGATAAACCACATTTAAGTTTTCCTCCAATGACTCAATGTCAAATTCATACCGGGCTTTCTGTCGCTATCCCACAAGATTCTCAAATGGAAATAAGACCACGTAGTGGGTTAGCATTAAAACATTGTATAACAATTACCAATGCTCCTGGTACGTTGGATTCTGGATATAGGGGAGAAATAATAGTAATATTATTTAATTTAGGACCAAATTCATTTAAAGTTTATGAAGGAGATCGCATAGCTCAGGGAGTTATGATGTCATCGCCCAAGTTTTTAATGCAAGAAGTAAATGAGCTTCCTTCTTCAGAAAGAGGAGAAAACGGATTTGGATCTACTGGCAAATAAAGGTAATTAGGGCATACCGATAATATAATATATATGCCCATAGAAAAAGAAAATGTAGTTATAACCTATAGAAGTGGCGATAGTGATAGCGAAGCTTTAGCTGATTACTATATATCTAGACACGAACTCAATTCTAGTCAAAAAATATCGCTTTCTTGTAGTAGTAATGAAATATTATCTGATGAATCTCAATTTAACAATCAGGTTCTAAACTCTCTTAAAACATCTATTGATAATTTAGAAACAGTTGGTTGGGACATACATGCTGTTGTTCTTGGTTTAAACATACCAGGAGGCTTTTATAACGGTGATGATATTATATCATCTACATCAAGAATATCTAGAATACATCATAATTTTTCTAAAAAAACTAAAAATTATTTATTTAATAGAAAAGAATATAAAGAATATGATAATACTGATAAAAATTTTGCAATAATTTGTAGTCGTATAGATGGACCCAATCTAACCATAGCTAAATCTATTATAGATAATGCTGAGGTATTTAGCAGACAAGATACAGCAAATGGTACTTTTTATATTGATCCTTATTCAGATATTTCAGGTAAAGCCGGATCAGAATATCAACAAGATATCTTAGATTTTAATAGACTAACATTACCTTTATTAAATTTAGATGTATTTACTACTATATTTTTAGATCCATATATAGATGTTGTAATTCCAAAAGTAGAAAATGATTCTTTTACCTGGTCATGGTTTACTGATAGATCTTCTTTAAGTTTTTTTGATAGTACAGACGCAACTAGAATATTTTTTTATAACGCTGATTACGATGGGGCATATACAGTACGAGACACATCTGAAAGAAGATGGCCACTGTTAGCTTTACGTTCGGGGTATATATCAACAGCAGGTGCCATGTCTAATCCTACTATTGAAGGTTTTCTTCGTCCTATCCCATTTTTTGAAACACTTCTTCGTGGAGCTACATTTGGAGAGGCATATTTATTTAGTACTCCGTTTTTAGATTGGACAATGACTTGTTTTGGAGATCCATTAATTAAAGTATCATTTCCAGCGGAAGTAGATGAAACAGAAGATATCCAAGAAGATGAAAGTTTTCGTTTGATGTCTATAGACTTAGCAAGAGCTATAACTTATGGATATAGAAGAAATGATTATATAAATCAAATTCTTCAAACCGTTGTAGATAGTAAAGACATAGCAACAGAAGTTGATTTACTTTATAAAGCATATGCTTTAGTTAATGATAATAATGATACTAAAAGAAGAGCCCAGTTTGCACCACTTGTAGAAGAATATTATAATCATATTTTTAAACGTAAAGAAAATACTAATAGTGATCAGTCTAGTCCAACTATTAATGAATATTTAGCTTCTGTAAATTGGGATGTCAGTAAAATAACTAAAGATAATTTTTCAGTAAGTTATAGAATATCTGATCAAAATACGCTTGATACTGGTGAATGGATGATTGAACAATATATTGTAGATGAAGCAAAAGAATTTGTATTTTATAATTTTGAACTTGAAGTTTCTTTTCATTCTGATTTTAGTCATATTGAATTTAATATAAATAGTGAAACATCTAAATCTAATTGGTTTTATGAAAAGCATGAGAATGAATTTGTAGAATTACCATTAACTGGATGTCCATCAAATTTTGCTGGTAATAGAATTCGTTATGTCAGTAAAGAATTAGAGTATCTTTCAAGGAAACAAAAGATATATTTAAGACTAAGACAAAAAGACGATTTTAACACATATAATTATAGAACTTTTATTGATGTGATTTGGACATGATTAGCCCACAAGAATATAGCCAAATAGTAGACGATATAAATAATTCTCAACTCGAAGTATTTGATATTTTGGGTAATTTATTTAGTATGAAGAGGCACATAGAAGATAATGAAGTAATTGATACCAATTTAGATAAAGTTGAATTAATAAATGATATTCAAAGTACATATGAATTAATTATTAGTCAAGATTTAAATCCATCTTTAATGATGATTAATACTATTACGGCATTACAGCAACATATTAAAACTCATTATGGAGATATTAATACTTTTCTTTTAGATAATAATATAAAAGTAGGGTCTAGTTTTGCAGAATTATCTAATGATATAGGATTTTTAATTAATTCAGAGAATATAAGATAGTTACATAATAGGATATATATGGCTCGTAAAAAATCTATTATAGGAGATATCATATCAGATGTTGCTCAAAATATATCTTTGGGTGATAATAATGAAAATAAATACATACCTGATATTATAGAGTTTTGTTATAGCCCAGAATATTTAGGTCTTAAAGAAGGACTAAATCCTATAACGCTTTTTGATGTACAGAATATCATTTTAAAAGTTTTTTATAGAGGTTCTAGAGGTAATGAACATTTAAAATTAACAGATGAAGAAATAAAAAAATGTGAAGAACTTGGCTTAACAGACAATAATCGTGGAAATGTTATTGATAAATATAATACTAATGATATCTTTAGAGAATTAGTTCTTATCTGGGGACGCCGGTCAGGAAAAGATTTTTTAATTTCTATTATTGCTGCTTATGAAGCAATGAAATTACTAGAAATACCTACTGGTGACCCATATGCTTATTATAAGATATCTCCAGGTGATCCAATATCTATTTTGACTGTTGCAGCATCATCTAATCAAGCTGGTATAGCTTTTAGCCATATACGAGAAAGAATATTAAGAAGTCGTTATTTTGATGACAAATACATTCCAGATGGTATTGAAGGACATAAAATACATTTGCTTACTCCTTATGATAAAGAAGAAAATAAACGATATAAATCAAAAGGTTTACCTATTAAAAAAGGTAGTATTTTAATAGAAGTTGGACATAGTAATCCAGATACACTTGTTGGTAAACAATGTATTGTATTAATAGCTGACGAGGTGGCATCTTATAAAGCTAATACTGGTGGACCTTCTACTGGTGATCAAATTTATCAAAAATTGTCTCCAACAGTTAATTCGTTTTTAAAAATATATCCCATATTAGACAAACAAGGTAAACCAGTACTGGATGAAGCAGGTAAACCTATTATAAATAGGATTTATGATGGAAAAATTCTAAGTATTTCTTCTCCTAGAGCTAAATCTGGTAAACTTTTTAGTTTATATGAAACTACTCCTAATGTTGAACAAAGGTTAATGAATAGACTACCAACTTGGGATGTCGCAACCATTCATACTAGAGAATCGCTTAGAAAAGCAGAACCAGATATGAGTGAACAAGAATTCAATATGGAATATGGAGCTGAATTTTCTGGTACTGGCGGCGAAGAAATGTTTTCACTAGATTTAGTTAATGCATGTTTTAAAAATAATCTTAAATTTAGAGAAATAGGACAACCAGGCAAAGTATATTTTGTTCATTTAGATCCTGCCACAAATAGTCATAATTATTCTTTAGTTGTTTTACATCGTGATATCTTTTTAGATCCAGAAAAACAGAAAGCAGATTATCGCGTTGTTGTTGATCATATTAAGTTTTGGACACCAACTCCACATAAAGAAATTAAAATAGAAGAAGTAGATGAATATTTATTATCTCTTCGTAGAAGATTTCATATAGGTATGGTAAGTTATGATTTATGGAACTCAAAAGCAAGTATACAAAAAATGAAGAAAAACGGGTTACCAGCTAAACAAACACATTTTAATCGTAGTTATAAAATGCAAATATATACAGAATTAGAACATTTAGTTAATGAAGGTAAAATTCATATACCATATCATCAATTACTTAAAGCAGAAATGATAAATCTACAAAGAAGATATGATGAACGAGGTTTTAAAATTTATCCACAAAAAGAAGGTGATGGTTGTAAAACTGATGATATAGTAGATGCTTTAGCTGGAGCTGTTTTCTTAACAGTTCAATCAAATACAAATAGTTTACCAAGAATTAGATCTATTCATACTGGAATTGTATCAGAATCTAATAATGTTGTTTGGAGATCTATGCAAGGTACACCTTATGGCGTGGGCAGCGGACAAGCTGTTGCAAAATCTCTAGAAAGAAGGAGTTCCTGGCCTTATTATAAAAGATAATAAGTACGATATAGTATAAAATGGAGAATTTAGGATAATGTTTAATCTCAAAAAACACGCTCAAAAACACACTAAGCCGTATGAAAAGCATCTTATAGACAACAATAGTGAACATGGACTTTCAGAAGTGGAGAATCCAGGCAATATTGATTGGTTATTACAACAGAATTCTCATAAAAATAAAGATAATTCCAAAGTTTATAATAGTCAATTGTCTGAAGCAAGAACAGGGACTAATAATGCTATCACAGAAAAAGCGTTAAATAAAAATCCTAAAGAATTGGTTGATAAAAGAAATGATAAACTTGATAATACTAAATTAAAAGCAAATGATTTAATGTCTGAAGCATATGACCAGAAAAAATTAGAGGCTTATAAAAAAGCACAAGATGCACAACCAAAAAGAAATACTGATTTTTGGGATAAATATGTTGGCGAACAACGAGTAGGTCCAGCAAAAATGATTTTAAGAAATAAAATGAATACTCAACTTCAAAATCAACCAGAAAGATTTACGGGTTTAGACAAGACTATGCCTATTTCAGAAAGCCAATCAGAAAATGCTCTTAGAAATGAGAAAGAAGAAAAAATTCAAGATATGGTTACAGCTTCAATAAAAAATGCTGATGCTATGCTTTTCCATATTTATGCTACAGCAGCTAAAGAGAATCGAGAATTAAATGAAAAAGAAAATCAGATTATAATTGACATTAATAGTGGTAAAATGAGAGTATTAGCACAGATTTCAGATAAATTAGAAACAGTAGATGAAGATAAAGATGAAGATGAAGATTCTAAAAATATAGTTATAGAATCATCTGTTTATTCTGAACCAAAAAATATTGTTTTTGATGCGGTTGAATTTACTACATCTGGTAAAAAAAGACTTAATCAAGAACCTTTTATTACATCAGAAGAAGCTAGAGATTGGGTAAAAGCTAAATTCGGAGTTGAACCTGAGAATCCTGGTGAATAATGAAAACTATTAAAACAAAAAAATATACTCAGAGTTATAATCAAAGACGATATTTAGGTAAAATTGAACTTAATGTCTGGATTGATAAAACACCAGATAAAGAATCTGATAGACAACTAGCACAAAAACATTTATTTGAAGCAATACAAGTTCTTGGTAAAGCTGGTTTTGAAGCAGATGCTGATGAAATAATAGAAATTGATGATAGTATATGGTAATTTTAAAACATGACAAAATTCAATGCTAAAGAATATGAAGAAAACACCTCATTCACATGTAAAAGATGCGGGTTTATCACATCTATAAATAGAATTAAATCTGGTTGTAAAATATGCGGTTTTCATTTATTTAAAATTGCTGATAGGTCTGGTACGCCTCGTTTTTGGGATAGAGATGATTTTGTTGATCCATATTTAAGACAAAAACAAAAAGGAATTGATTCTGGTAGTGGAAGAAGTAATAAATTAGTTAATCCTTTTGATGAAGAAATTGGTGGTGGGTTAGGAACCAGATTCCGTGGTAGAGATGCTCCAAAAAACTTTTCTGAAACATCTGATGAATATGAAGCACAGTTAGAAAACGATATCCCAATATCTCATGATACGCTATTAGATAATCCTCCCATGAAAGAGTTTTTGAATGGTGATTTTATGGACCCACAAGACCCATTAAGTAGTGCTCAAGATATTAATAGGTCTTTTTCTGGTTCAGATGATTTAGATGCAGGAACTATAAACCAAAAATTAAGAAAAAGCTTTTTTGATGACGATAGTATATTTGCAGTTATTAGAAAAAGACAAAGGGGATATAGAATATGATCATGAAAGTAAGTGGAATTATTGGGAATAAGGAATTAGTTCTTACGAGCATAGGGTTCCCTGTTAAAGCTGGAAATGTAATTACTATTAGTGATAAAGATATGGGTAATGCAGATATACAAATAGCTATTACCCAGGGTATACTAGTTAAAGATGTAGAAATAAAATCAGAAAAGATAGAAGAAATTGTTGAAGTTGTTGAAGAAAAGCCGGTTAAAACAACAAAATTAAAAATAAAAGATAAAGTTAAAAAACCTGAACCAGAAGCAATTCCTGATTTTTCCCCTGAAACCAATATGCAATCATGGGATCCTCATACAAAAACCACATTATCAAAAGAAGATAGTTACAAAAAAGTCACTGGTATTAAACCAAAAACTAAAGAAATCGTTTTTATTGATGAAGATGGGGATAGTGAAGATATAGAAAAACCAGTTAAAAAAACTAGAAAACCACGAACTAAAGTTTCAAAGAAAAAAAAAGCTTCTTCTAAAAAAACTAAGAAGACTAAAAAAACTACCTCTCTTAAACCTGTAGGTCGGGTAAGACCAGAAAAAACAGTTGATGATGCTAATGTGGATATGTTTGCTAATAGTCTCCCAAACGAGTCTCAAAGTGTTGATTTTGTTGATGAAGAACAGATTCGTGAAAGAATCAACAGAAATCCACAGTTGAGAGAAAGACAAGCTAAACAAAATGAAGAAATAGAATAAAGGAAAAAAGCCCCTTTATAGCGAAATTTTAGTTAATGGGCGAAATATGGAACATATTAGAAAAGGAATTGTCTTCCTATGGTTTTAAACTATTAGGAGGAGGCAATTGTGAATTCTATACTGCTGATGGGCAACAAGTTACATCAACTATACAAAATGCCCTTAAATCTATTAACAACGATATAACAGATAATAAAAATTTATTTTCTTCACTTTGGCAAGATGCATCTTCACTCATATCTCAAATTAATAATGAACTATCTTGTACAGATGAAAAAACTACAAAATTATTTATTAATTCATTAAAAGATATGGTAGATCTTTTACTTTGTTTTAATGGATTAGAAGAAACAAAACTATATCAGACTTTTTATGAAGCTATACAAAAAGATATAAATGATTTTAGCAATAAACAAATAGAACACTTACCTGATTATAAGATATCTATTGATTGGGTTCATAGATTGATAGAAAAACTACTTTATATTAGTAGATTACTTAAATGTGCGTTAATGGATATTAAACAAGTAGAATCATTAGGTATTAAAATTGCAAGAAATATAAGTGGTCCATGGGCTAATATGGATTTAGCCAACAGAGAACGAGTATGGGGCTGGTGGGAAGAAGACTCTAATTTCCGTGGCAGAGATAAAGATATAAGAGATCAAAGAAGATATAGGAAAGGTTTAGAAAACTATAATAATGATGGGAGAGTTGGGGAGGGACACTATTGGAGGGAAATTAGAAACGAACCTTTTAGTTGGTATAACCGCAAAGACGATGATCCTTACCCACATAGATACTTATTAACAAGGAATTAATGCTTAAAATTTAGTTTCAAATTTTTCAATATTGACGAAGGAAATTAAGACAAGGAATTAAATTGTGGATTTTCAACAACCTTCATTAGCAGATTATCTTATACGAATAATGCCTGATTTGAAAATTACTCAAAAACAAGGTATTGATCCAATTGCCGCTAAAGAATTATTTTCTATGTGGAATAGTTCTAATCGTAAAAACAGTAATAAAATATACAAAAGACCCAATACTGTTTCATTATATCAATTAGAAAGAATGAAAAAATCTGGACTTATTAAATTAGTAGGAGATGATGTCGAAATTACAGATAAAGGAGCTTCTGTATTAAAAGTTATGGTTTTAGGTGATGAAAATTGTATATTTGATAGAGAAGAAGGCACGATAGATTATGAAGTTGCTTTATCAAAATCAAAAGAACCATTAAAAACAGCAAAGAGAATATCTAAAAATGCATCTAATTTGTGGTGGAACAGGTTTGAATAATGTCTTTAATATATGTAAAACATCCAGAAATAACAAGTAGAATAAAACAAAAAGTTGAACGTCAAATACTTTGGTATGATGTTGAAAAGAAAAAAATGCTTAAATTTTTCGGAGGCAAACTATCTTTCAAAAATAAATATGATATGTCTATTAATCCACCAAGATATAGACTATTACCATATGTAGAAGATCATGAAGAATATATACAACAAAAAATAGTAGATAAAGAAGTAATTGAAAAATGGCTCATAAATGGTTCAATTGATTTGGTTGAAATAAATAATAAAAACGATAAATCTATTACTATATTAATTGATGATGATGATTTAGATGATGCAATAGATGAATTAGATAGATATAATCTCATATATGAGGTATTATAGTGTTAACAGTAGAAATAGCAGATACACCTACAAGTCATGCTCATGGCTTAATGTTTAGGAAATCTATACCTGAAGATAATGGTATGGCTTTTTTATTTGCTAATTCAGATAAACTTAGATTTTGGGGAGTTAATACATTTATTAATCTTGATATAGCTTTTGTTTCTAAAGATATGAAAGTAGCTGAAATTAAAACAATAAAAGCAGGATCTTCTAGTGTAGTAGTTTCTGAAAAGAAATGCAATATGGCTATAGAAGCTAATCTTGGATTTTTTGAAAAACGGAATATACATATTGGAGATATTGTTGAATTTGATAGATTAACGGATAAATCAGGATATATAAATTTTAAAAAAGAAAGCACAACAGACAAGTACAGTCAAAATACTGGTGGTTTTGAGTTATTAGACCCAAAACAAAATTTTCATGGTTTTGAACAAAATAATGAAGATAATGTAGATAATCTTCCTATCATAACACCTGATGATTTAAATAATATTTTAGAAGATTATCAAAATAAAGATCAAGATGAAGAACAAAATCAAGATCAAGATATAGATATAGAAAGACAAATTCAAGAAATATCTCAAGAACCACGTATTGAATTACCAGAAAAAGATTATCCAGAATTTTCTACAGCTTATGATGCTATACGCTGGGGTGAAGAAAATAATGAAGTTATACATATCTGGTATACAACTAAAAAAGGTATAGATCTAGAGAGAGATATAGAACCACATGGACAATTTTTAGCAGAAACTACCGGAAACCAGATATTAGTAACTTTTGATCAACAATTTGGTATTAGAGCTTTTATATTAAATAATATAATGAATTATCAATTTATAGGTGAAAAGTTTAAACCTAAATTTATTGTTAAACAATAATTTTTAAAGGATATATAAAGAGATATAAAGAAAAATTACTTATGCGTAAAGTTATAGCTCAAACTGATTATAATGCGAGTCCTATACAAACTCCTTCTCCAACACCGGCAGATGTAGCTGGCTTGGTTAATCCTGAAGTGTCAAATGAAGGAGCACAAGATATGATGACTAATGTTGATATTGGTATGTCAGTAACTGATGAAGCAAGAGAACAAGCAATTATTTTTTTTGAACATTCTTTACAAGAATTACCAGCAGCAGATAGACAACGACCTTATATCACAGATTTATTAAGTCGTTTAAATACACAAGTTCCTATTAGTGCCGCAGAAGTAGATCATATGCAAAAGATTATAGAAGATAATTTAAATCCTACTATTAATGAATTAATGGATATGCCAACTGATAATATGGAAGACGATATTCCATCTATAGTAACAGATAACACTATGAACTCTATTTCAGATAATAGAACAAAAAAAGGAAAATATTCGATGGTTGATATCATAGAGTCTTTAACTAATTTAGCAGATGAATTAGATAAAAATAATTTGTCTAAATTTGCAGATAAAATTGATCAAATTTCTCACAATACTTTACGAATTAAAACAGCCCAATATGTAGGGTCTCAGGGCTATTTAATGAGGAATACTCGTTGTTGGCAAAACTGTTACCGTCAAAAAAGAACAGAAAATCCAGATAAAGCAGCACAGAATGTTTGGACTGAGTGTCACGAAGAATATTTAGAATCAATTAATAATGATGAAAGTAATTGGAATAAATATGCTGATGGAATACCAGAGATAAAAACGGCATCTAATGAATCTAAAAAAATTCTTAAAATAGAGAAAAAGTATTTTCATACAAATTTAGCATCTAAAATAAAAACAGGACAACCTGTTGGTCCGGCTGTTTTTGATACTATTAATGCTGCTCAGGAAAGATATGTATCAGCTATTATAAAAAACGCTACGGAAGTAGCAGATATAGCTGAGAAATTAAAGAATTCTGGTTATAATGATTTAGCAAAACATACTTCTGTTATAGCAGAACAAATTATCAAAGAAGCTCAATTTTTAGGAGGAATTACAAACCCAAAAGGATTAGGTGGAAGATTGAAAGAATGGTGGCAACAATCTAGTCTCCCTGGATCAGGTAATGCGTCACCAGAAATGATGCGAAACAAATTGACCAGTATGTTACAAAAAGCGTTAGCTCTTCGTACACGTTTTCCTACAGACCCGAATGTACAGATTACGGATCAAACTGTATTAAAAGCTACAACAGATACATATAAAGAGTTAATGACCACTTTACAACCAGAAATTCAAAAACTTTATAATATGTCATTAAATAATCCAGAATCTGGTGCATTATATCAAGCATCATTCCCAATTATACAGAATTTTGTCAATTGGACAGCAGAAGATACAAAACAATATCAGACCAATGCACTTCCATATTTAAAATCCAAAGTAGATGCTTTAGCAACAGGACTGTCTTCAGCACTTTCCGGTGTACCTATCCAGTCTCAAAATGATTCTCAAGAAGCACAAACTGAAATAAGTAATTTAGAAGATTCTGCTCGTCATAATAAAGCACTTCGGGGGGAAGAATCTGCTCAGTGGAGAGATACTTATGAAAGTTTAAATAATCCGACTAGAATATATGGAACCATACCGGAAGATGTTGAAGGTTCAGCAAAAGTATTAGGTGATTGGGCTGCTAGTAATTCCCCGGTTTTAAGAGGACCACAACGTCAGGCTTTAATTGATGTTTTACAATATTTAAAAAACCAAAATTATCAAGCTAAAAATAGAGCAGCATCAACAGGTAAAAATAATATAATATTAAAAACAGCTCAAGAGGATGTTTTACCAAACACAGAACAAGGTGGAACTTTACAAAATATTCAAGTTAATCCTCAAACTGGTCAGCAAGGGAATATACAAAGCAATACCCCAACCATGACAAGACGAGAAGGAATGGCAATAGAAATTTTAAATACATGGTTTAATAGATTTTCAAGTAGACTCATGCCAGCCATGGGTACTATTAGATTTAATGCCTTTCAAGACGTACTTCAATGGCTGACAATGGCAGCACAAGCAACTGGTTCTCAGAATGATACAATGACAAACTTATCATCTTATAAACCAAATAGATTAATGAGAAAAATAAAAAAGGGATTTTAACGTAAGTTTATTATAATATAGAATTAAGGTATCTTACCATTACAAAGGAGAAACCATAATGGTGAAGTTTTATTCGAACTACATTCCGACCGGAAAGGTCAAGCCGTTTACACAGATTATCGAAGATATGCGCAAAAAGCAAGAAGTTAAGGTCGCATCTGTTGATGAAAAGATGACAAAACAAGCTGAAACTAGCAATGAAGGTTCTGAATCTAAAAAAGAACCGGATGAAGCTGAAGGCAGTGGACAACTTGAAGTTGAACCGCTACATCAAGTAGGTGAGTCTACTCCAAGTCCTCATAAGGGAAAAGAAGAAGAAACTAAAGTCGAAACTAAAGCCGAAACTGAAGTCGAAGTTGAAATTGAAGCTGGAACTGAAGTTGAAGTTAAAGTTGCTGAAGATGTAAAAGATACAGATAATGAGAACAAAGATGAAGCTGATTCAAGTGGACAACCAGAATGGGAAGGTAAACAGGAAAATGTTAACGACCCAGAAGCAGGTAAACAGCAAGCAAAAGAAGACAATAAAGAAGCTACTAGTGAAACTAGATTTGTCAAAATCGCTAATTTAGATGAAAAAAGTAAATCATGGTTACGCCAGTATTGGAGCAACCTGTATCCAGCAGCTTATGTTGATGCGATGCTAGCCGATAAATAAGGTTTTTTAGCTTGTCTTTCTTAAATTATAAGGAGCATATATATGGCCCTTGTACCTGTGGGTAAAAGGAAAATTATGGTTGCGCAGCGTTTTGATGACGCTAATGATATGTTACAGAACACTAATATTGGTGATGGTATTGATCCAAACCAAATAGATATGTTGGACCAAAACAATCAAATGTCAGAACCAGAACCAGAACCAGAACCAGAACAAAACGATACAAACGAACCTAATTTAACACAATATATATCAGAATTCCTTGTATCTTTAGGTTATCCTCATAGACGTTTACAAGAATTTAAATCTCAATTTGTTGAAGAAACTGGTTCTGCTGGCGGTTCTAGAGAAATAACAATTACTATTCCTGATCAGGTTTATGGAAAAGATGTTACTATACCTATGGATAAACTTAAAAGTTTGGTAAAAGGTGCAGAAGAGAAATTTTCTTTATATTTTGAAAACTATAAAAGATCAGATCAAAAAGTAATATTAAATTTTATTTCAGCAGAACAAAAACAAAAAGCTGATGCAGAAACAAATGCACCTGGAGATATCCTTGATAAGGTTTATAGTCATCCGTCAAAAGGAAACGAACAAGGTCACCGATCCGCATCAACTATTCGCGAACTAATTAAAGAGAATAATACTAACGTAGTAGGTCGATTAATTAAATTATTGGAGAAAAAACATGGTTGATAGAGTAGATAAAGAAAACGAAATAGATTTTCTCAATATTGATTATGGGAAATTAGATGCAGAAATTAATGAACTTAAAAAAGCAAGAGAGGATAAACCAATAGAGCAAATAAGATTGGCTAAACAAACTACTGGTAATATGTATTCTCATAAACTTCAAAGTCAAATACCGTTTCTGGAAAAAAATTCTGTACCAGAACCTGAAAAGAAAATAGAAAAACCAGTTGAGTTAAAATCAACAAATAAGTTAAATAATAATTTCTCAGATAATCCTCATCTTACTAGCAAAAGCGTTATGTCTGCTCGTAGTGGTACTATATCAGATATGGGTGGTCCTAATAGACATATGAAAACAGATAGTTCTAACTCAATATGGGATTCTGAAAAAATACAACGAAATGCTATTAGTACAGGTAAAGGAATAAAGAGTGAACGAGAAATAAGAGCAGAACAAAAAAAATCTATGAGAGATGAACGTACAAACGAAATTGTTGAATCATTAAAAAATGTAGATCAAAGAAAAGATTCTATTGTTTCTCCAATGGCAGAATATCAGGGTTCACGCTATAAAACTCCACAAAATGCTTTAAGTATATTTGATACTAAAGAATTTGGTAGATTAGCAGAAAAGACACAAGGTGAACAAACTACTGAGAATAAAAAGAAATTAGCAAAAGAAAAACAACAAGAAACACGTATTAATCACAAACAATCAACACAGAATATAACAAGTAAGCTTTTTGATAATCTCTTTGGAGTAGAATGATTAAAAAATTTAATTTAAAAAAAGCTCAGTTTGAAGCACCAGTTGTTAATCAACCTCCAGAAGGAACTCAAGGTATGCCTGATTTCTATTCTGAAAACCCATTAGCAGAACAAATGGGACAAGAACAAGAAGAACAAGTAGGGCAAGAATTAATTAAATTTATTGATGCTGCTGAATTACATGAATTTCTTAAAAATAACGATTATACAACAGTAAGAGAGTTTTTTAGTGAAAATAATATAGGTGGTGATGAATTGTCAGATATTGATGAACCACTAAAAAGATATTATGAAAACCAAGAAGGATTAACAGAAGAACAACAATTAGAAGATTCAGTAATTATATTTAATTTACTACCTACAGAATTTAAAAAGCAAAGGGATGATGAAGATGTTGTTGTCCCTGGGAAATTCAAGGAATTTGCAAATATGAATAACGAGTATATAAAGAAAATTAACTCAGAAATTAAAAAACTTGCTGAGAAAAGTATAGCTAATAGGAAAAATAAAGTATTTAATGTAAATAAATTTGCTCAGCAAAAAACAGAAGAAAATATTATTATGTGGGGACCAGATGAAAAAAGAATTGATCCATTCTATCGCCAACCTGTTTCTGATTGGCATATTTTAGAAAGAAACAAAGGCGTTGGTCAAGATATTGATGGTGTCTGGGATATCGATTGGGAAGCAGTTTGGCGTGGTAATATCATGGATAAATACAGCAGACCATATCGTGATACAAAAACAGGAGAATGGATTGGCGGATATATACAAAAAAGATTTGAAGTAGATAAATGGATTCCTGAAACAAATAATTATCAATTATTACCCGGACAAAAACGTAAACCTCGCCTTCCAGAACAAGGAGTGTTGGAAGGTCGCTTACAAGCTATGAGAGAAAAAAATGATCGAGGATACGGTCCAGATACGAATACAAGCGAACCGTTTAATTGGAATACAGCAAAAAATAAAAAGAATATTAAAACAGCACAATTTGAAACATCCATACCTATTACTCCTGAAGTAGAACAAGGAATGCAACAAGAATATGATTTTTCTGAAAATGAAACAAAGATATCTAGATCAGCAAAAGCAACTGTAAAAACCAGATTTTTAACTATTATGGATAATCCACAGTCTGCTAAAGAATTTAAAAGAGTCTATGATATAAGTCCAACTGTAGCTGCAATTCAAATGCTTAAATTAGATCCACAAAATGTTGAATTTTCAGATATGAAAACATATATGACACAGTTGTATAAAGATATGTTCCATGGATCTATTGAAGAACAGCAACCCGAATTGGGTGCAGTAGCTATGGTAGAACCTATTCGTCGTTCACTTGAATACCAGGCAAAAGATAAAAAAAAAAGTAATGCCGGTATAAACGGAATTAAAGAAATAGGTAGACCTCACTCTGATCCGTTTGAAATCAAACCAATTAAAATTCACCCAGATGACAATGATAAACCAATGAGTGGTATCTATCGTTGTCCTTTTTGTGGCGCAAATATAAATCAAAACGAAACTAAATGCCATGATTGCGGTATGGATATTAATGCTGCAAATTCTTGGACAGGCGAATTCTTCCCACAACAAGCATTGCCGAAAAAAACCAAAACACCTTCTCCTAATAAAAATATCAGGTTGAATGAAAATAAAAAAGAAATAATATTTAATTCTCAGAAAAAAACTTATCAAGTTGAAGCAAATCATGATGAAGAAAATGATATAGATGCAATAGAAAAAAGAAAAGATAAACATCCAGATTTTAAAGAATCACCACATCGAAAATTTAAATCAAAAGAATTTAAACAAATAAGACTTGTTACTCCCTCAGAACCATCTGATGAATTTGACGATAAAAGTAAAGACGCACGATGGGGAGAACAAGTTCAACAATCTTGGTCGGATCTTGCTGGCGATGAATAGGATTTGTAATGAATAAAACAAAAGAAATCAGATGAAAACAAAACAAATAAAGATGAGTAATTAGGAAGATTAAATGGCTATATTAAAATTTAAGACAAACAATACACCAGCAGTTAATCGTAAATTAGTAGCTTCAACTGGTGGGTATTCTGTAGGTAATGATAGTAAAAGAGCATATGGAGGAGCAGAACTATCTTCAACTCCTATAACTAAAACAGCACAGTTCTCTGGGTCAGGCGCAAATGTTGTCTTTACACAACCTATGTTCTTTTCACCACTTCATACCCCTCAGAACTGGCAAATTGCGAGTAAAAGACGCGAAATTTATCAGTGGGAACTACTTACTGGACAAGGACTTACGCTAAAAGACCATACGATAATACATGTAGAGGACTTGTTATTCACATCAGATGAAGTTATCAAAGATACTGTAACTGGTGGTAATTTGTTTGAGAACATAAACTGCGAACCAGTTTTCGGTTCTAAAGGAAAATTCACTTGTCCAACTCGTTTTTTTGAACGAGATTCAGAAAACAAAAGATGTTTTAGATTAGGTGCATATGGTTATTGGAGAGACCTGGAAATATCAGAGGAACATCCTGTTTATGTTCTTGATGGAAAATTATATCGCCGGAAAAAGAAAGTAGAATTAGGTGCAAAATCTCGTCGTAAAAAAGGCATTAAATCTAACGGCGTCAAAAAAGTAAGTTTTCCAGATAAATTAATATCTAAAAAAGAAGCTCAAGATGTAGATGTTAAAGATTTTCTATTATATCCTGTACCAGGTGTTGGCGTAAAATCTATTAATTATGATTTAGCGTGGTCAATAGGTTTGTGCATAGCAGATGGTTGTATATCAAACAAAACTCCAGGTATGGAACATGTTTGCTTTACTTATGATATTAAAGAAAAAGCATTATATAATGATAATATTATTCCAGTATTAGATAAAACCTCTCCAACAAGTATAATTAATAAAAAACACGGAGAAGGTAAGGGTTTTCGATCAACAATATGGGGAGAAGAATGCTGTAACTTATACAGCGAATATATCACCGGCAAAAGAACAAAGAAAAAATTTACTTCTTCTGTATTTGATCTTGACAAAGAATCTAGATTACAAATATTGGGTGGTTATTTTGATGGTGACGGTCATTTTAATCCTGTAGAGTTAAAACTTATTGCGAATAATTATTCTTGTGATATGGCAGATCAACTATATGCTTTATTGTTATCTGTTGGTATCAATTGTTCGTTGAAGCGTTATCCGCTTTATGGTGAGTATTTTGCAACAGATTCTGAATGGTGTTACAGAATATTTATTCCATCTTCAGAGGTATATAAGTTACGTCCATACATGCGTAGTAACAAAATACCTGATGGGATTAAGACTAAAAAAGAACGTCAACTCCGCTTTTTCTATGAAGAAGATGGAGTACAATATTTAGCTCAACCGATTGGCAAAAAAGAAGAATTCTTTTATACTGGTAAAGGATATGATTTACAAATAGATCCTGAACGAGCATTTGTTGCATCAGGTTTTGTTATTTCTAATTGCAGATTTTATTATGAAAACGAACCAAAGGTCGCTGCTGGTGTGGATATGTATTGTTTTACGCCGGAAACTCCGGTTTTAACTTCAGATGGAACTCAAAAATCTATATCAAGTATTATTGTAGGAGACAGAGTACGTTGCCACGACGGAAGTGTTGGAATTGTAGAAAAAACCCATATACGACAAGCTAATAATGAAATAATGTTGCGTATTCGTATTTCTGGAATTAATCAAGACACGTTAAAATGTACTGAAGGGCATGAAATATTAGTATTAAAGAAAGGTGACAAAGAACCACAATGGATTCAGTCTTCTCAAATTGAAAAAGGAGATTTTTTAGCAACTCCGTGTAATTATGAGAATCAAGTAGATAAAAAACATGATCATGATGATAAGTATATATTTCGTAAAGTTATTTATGTAAAATCGTTTAAATATACAGGTGAGCTTTTTGATTTAACAGTAAGTGGTACTCATACCTATGTTGCTAACCGAATTGCTGTGCATAATTCGCAATTTCCGATGAATGGATTCAAATTAGAATGTAGCAATAAAAGTATACTAGAGTATTATGAAAACATATCAGAAGATTTAGATTTACCTGAATGGTTAGATTATATAAGTCACGAATATTTTATGTTAGGAGATGTTTTTCCTTTCTTAGAAATTAAATGTCCACACTGTGGTGGTTCTGGAATTGATCGTGATACGCAGGAACAATGTAATCACCCTGATGGTAGTTTTGGATCTATTCGTGTTATGAATCCGGACTATATAGAAGTTCAGGATAACATTTTAGCTGATGAATCTGTTATAGCTCTCATGCCTGATGAAGAACTTCAAATGTTAATTCAAAGGCGAGAGCCAAAACAGATATTTGATAAACTTCCAACAAACATTGTAAATCTTGTAGCTAATGGGCGTCCTATATTATTATCTAATAGATCTGTTAGTCATATTAAACATAATGCTAGTGGATATAGTACATATGGTACATCTTTATTAAGACGTTTATTTACTGTTTTAGCGTATAAAACAAAAATTATGACGGCAAACTGGATTGTTGCTGAAAGAATGATATTACCTGTTCGTGTTGTTAAGGTTGGTGATAAAGATCGTCCAGCTACTCCAGAAGATATCCAAGACGTTGTAAATCAAATTGCTGCTGTTGTTAATGATCCTAACTTAACAATAGTTACGCATCATGCATTTGATTATGAGTATTACGGACCTACTGGAAAAATTCATAATATTGCACCAGAAATAGAACAAATAGGTAAAGAAATTCTTGATGGTTTAATGTTAAATCAAGCCATTTTAAATGGTGAGATGTCTTCGTACAACTCGGCCGCTGTAGGTATAGAAGTTTTGATTCGTCGTATAGATAACTGGCGAAACAAACTAAAAAAATGGGTAGAAAAAAGAATCTTTTTACCTATAGCTATGATGCAAGGTTTTGTTGACGAAAAGAAAACACAAAGAACAGGTAAAACACAATATTTGTATCCTAAATTAAAATGGAATGATTTAAATCTGAGAGATAATTCACAGAAAGTACAGTTGCTTATGCAAATGCATGACAAGGGTATGGTTTCAACACAAGAAATTCTTGAAGAAATGAATCTTGATTATGATGATCAAATAGAAAAAATGAGAGAAGAAACATTGTTAGCTTCTCAATCTGGACAGATTATGCCCGGTGGGGGTGCAGGTGGCGGTCCTATGGGAGCAGCAGGTATGGGCGGAATGGGAATGGATATGGGTGGTATGGGTGGTCCTCCACCTGGTGATCCAAGTATGGGCGGTATGCCAGGAGGAGACATGGGTGGTGGTATGCCAGGCGGTGACATAGGTGGTATGCCAGGAGGATCTCCTGGCGGTATGCCTGGTGCTCCGATGGCGAGTGCTCAACCTCAAATGAAAATAACTAAACGAGGAAAAGGTTCAAAACAAGAAGATCAGCCAGTACAACCTCCAAAGCAAATTAAATTAACTACTCTTGAAGGAAAGATGTATCGTGCTCTTGAGGCTATGAATATGCCATATGCTTTATATGGGCAATATACGGTAAGGTTACCGGGACAAAAACAACCTTTTGTTCTTGATTTTGCTTATCCTGAAATAGGTATCGGAATTGAATCAGATGGTCAGATATGGCATGAAAGAGAGGATCTCAAACAAAGAGATCAAATGCGAGATCAAAAATTAGCTAATGTAGGTTGGCGTATTTTAAGATTTAATGAAGATGCTATCAATCAGCATATAGATGTTATATCTGATATTGTTTATAAACATATTCAAGAAGCATCAAAGAATATGAAGAAAAAATCGAGTGATGAAGAAAATATTAAGATAGCAGCAATAAGAGAAGTGATATCTAATACTTCTTCAGGAGAGGAATTATGCTTCAATATACAGGATATGGATAATAACTTAGGTTATTGTATATCAATAGGAAAATAAATGATAAAAGATAAATCTGTATATAATTTATCCAAATCTCTTTATGCTGGACAAAAGAGAATTAAAGATCGTGGTATAAACTGGAAAGAGCATTATCACGAAAAATCTGCTGCATTAAAAAAGAAATTTGAAAAGATCATTGGTCCTCAATCGTATATGCGTTGGGAAGGTCATGATTATACAACAGATGGTGATTATTTTATTGTTGTTGGTCCTGCTATAACAAAAGATGGACATAAAAGATTCTTTTCAGGTATTAAAAGATATCCTAAAGATCCTAAGAAAAAACAATTTGCTCCAAGTGGAGAATACTTCCCAACAATTATTTCTGCTCTTTCTAATGCCAGACAAAAATGGGCGATTCCTTTCCCACAAAATCAACCAAATTATGATGAAGCTATTTTGCAACCGTTGAATATACCTAGACACGTTAAGGGATAAATATGCAAACTATAAAAACATCAAACTATAAAAAAATAGCAGAAATAAATCCTGAAGAAGCTGTATTTAATATTCCACCCGAATGGCTTAAACAAGTTAGGAAACAAGCATGGTCTATATCTGTCAAAAAGAATAAAAACATTTTAGAGACTGGCGGTATACCTATAAATTTAGCAGAACCTTGTGGTATAACTAAAAATGGAGTTACTATTTGTGGTCCTGTTGGAGATCCAGTATTAGCTATTGTTACTTTAGAAAAAGAATATAAAAATCAAAATATATCTTTAGCAATAAATAAAGTTATTCAAAAAATGCAAGAAATAGGATCTTCTGAAGAATATAAAAGAATGTCACAATCTATTAATAACTAAACTAATAATTACTATACATCTGGACAATAATATGAAACTTATATCTACCAATAAATATGCTGCTGCTATTAAACAATCAATAAAAAGAAAACTACAACAACAAATATATAATATTACACAAGGATATCATGATTCTATTCCTTTACAAGACATTTTTAATGTTTTAAAACAAGAGAATATTATTCCATTACAAGAAGATGGTACTCCTTGGAGTGGCATGTTAGTTGGTGGGGCTGAATGCGGTTCTGATGAAGCATCTAGCCAAGTAGCCAATTTTGATCTTGCTATAAATCAAGCAGGTCAGCTTGTCCCTATGAACAATATGGTTTTTGTTATGAGTTGGTGTAAAATGCAATCAGGAAAATATGAAATTACAGCATATTTATCGTAAAAAGAGGATTTTATATAACTATATTGTAAATAAGTAATTAACTCAAGAGAATAATTTATGATTATAAAAAAAATAGCTATTAATTCCAAATTAGAAACTCTCAATAGACCTGAAGGATGGGATATATTTAAATTACCATCTCGTATGCTAAAAACAGCATCTATTGAAAAATTACGCAATGAAGATCTAAATGATTATGACATCAAATCTGCTGTTAGTAATCATCCAGAACATTTATTTATAAAAATCTTTGCTATTCGTGAAGAAGAAGTTAACGACAATGGTGATTCTTTTCCTAAAGAAGAATTAAAAAAATCAGCAGAAACTTTTATTGGTGTACCTGTTTTTACAAATCATCAAAATGATGATATAGAGAAAGCTCGCGGTAAATGCGTACATGCTTGGTATGATGAAGATGAAGGTGGTATCTTTATTATCGCATCTGTAGATAAAGTAATGTACCCCAAATTAGCAAGAATTATAGAAGAGGGAATTGTAGAAGGCACTTCGATGGGTACGTCTGTAGACTATTCTTGTTGTTCTCTTTGCCATAATCGAGCACAAACAGCAGATGATTATTGCGCGCATGTTAAAGAATCTAAGAGTAGAAAGAAAAGTGGTAAATACAAATGCGCATATCATGATAGTCCAGATAAGCCAGAAGATGATTGTCCAGTTTGTGGATGCAAAAAAGGTGAAACAAAACATCATGAATATAAAGATCAACAAGTTTTTGAACATAATTATGGTTTGAAATTTATAGAAAACTCATTTGTTGTTAATCCTGCTTGTCATGATTGTGGCGTTCGAGCTATATTAAACGTACCAGAAGTGACTAAAAAAATAGCTGAATTAAGATCGAATGTAGCTAGATTAGTTAAATCTTATGAAGAAGATCCTAGCATGTTTAAGAAAGTAGCAAGCGTAAATACTAAAACTGCTGGAAAATTAGAGCTTGATATGCTACACGGGGCTATGGAAAACATAGAAAAAGTTGCAAAAAGTATGATGTCCCAAAAAGATTATGTAGATATGGAATATTTAAGCGATTTAGTCAAAGCTATGGCTGATATTCAGGATACTATAGATGAACTAACAGATATGGGATATGAAAAATTAAACTCCCCTACTGACGTTGAATCAGCTATAATTGACGAACCAGGTAAAATAGCTGCTCCCCCAGTTGATCCACAAACTCCAATCCCACCACAAGCACAACAAGGTGCTGTGTCTACTTCTGAAAGTCCATCTGGAGTCTCAACAGAGACATTTGAAGGACTTGGATCTATAACAAAACCAAAAATTTCTTCTTCATTAACTAATAGTGGGAAGGAATTTACATCAAAATATAGCAAACTAATGGGAAGGATTTCGTCTTTATTAAAAATATCTGCGAAATTAACCAGAGAAGGTAATATGACAGACAGCTATATTGACGTTTGCAAGAACCGAGAAGACCCGGATTCTTGTCATATCATTATCGATGGAGACTTTGTTACAGAAGCAAAAGGGAATAAAGTCTTAAAAGTTACTCACATTTCTCAGTTTGATGAAAATATTCAGAATAGAATTGCTGAAAATCCTCAAGAAGCTGGTGAGATGTTATTAAATCAGTGGGCTGGTACCAGTATGGATACAGCCAAACAAGAAAATCTTTCTAATACAGGAACATTATCAATGAGCGAAAAAGAAACTAAAACAGCAGAAGTTGGCACAAATCCAGCCACTAGACCTGAACAACAAGAGGTTATTACAGAGAAGCAACTTGCAAATAACCCACCAGATATTAGCCCACGTGAAGGCAGTACATTTGATCAGATTACAGAATCTGATGCCCAAATAGGTAGATCTGATGATAAATCAAATGATACTACTTCTGAAAGTCCACAAAAAAGATTAGGAACATATGAAACGATCACAGAAGATCAAATGAATGAGATCACTGCTGGCTATGTTGCTAGATGGAACAATGCACCAGAAGTTATTACAGAAAAACAATGGACAGATATGAGTAGACTTGTTAGTGGTAAACTCAGTGAAGATTATACTGATGTTATTACTGAAGCCCAGATACGCGATTTATTAGAATCTCATAAGTTTGTTGGAACATACGAAACAATTACAGAAGATCAACTTAAAAATAAAGATCTTGGTATGAAACGTTGGGCTAACAAACAATATACAAATGCCTTGATGAAAGTAGCTTCAGAAGCTGTTTCTGATGCAATTACTAATTATCATAAGACACCAGAAGAAATAGCAATTAAAGTAGCAGAAATTAATGAAAACGATAAAACTAAAACCAAAGTTGCTTACTTAACACTTATTAATTCATTACCTTTTAAAAATGATCAAAGACAAGCAATTGCAAAAAATGTATCTTATTTCCAGAAACAAGCTTCAAAAAGTATCGAAACACCTGGTATAACTGATGCGATTATATTATCAGTAGCAGAAAATGCAAAACCTGGTCTGAAAGTAGAAGATGTTTATGAGACTATTGGATATGCTCTTCGTAAGAAAGCTGCTATTGAATGTATTGATAAACTTGTAAAAACTAAGTTAGCTAATAAAGAAAAGAATGAAATTCAGAATGTTGATAAATATGCAGGATTAGATGACGCTATTGAATCACTTGAAGGTATTGAAATTAGAGCTTCACTTGAGGAAATTGGTGCCGATCCAAAGAATAAAAAAGAATTTATTCAAGCTTGTACCAAGTTTGCTAAAGAAACAATTGGTAACGATAGTGCAAGACCATACAATATTAAAGTTGCACAAACACCTTCTGTTGTTGTCATTAGATTAGATCTTACTGATCTGGTTGGCGATGATTTTAATGAAGAAACTGAACTTGAACTTGTTGATCAGTTAGATGATATTGATACTGATCCAATTGAAAATGAAATCGAAGAAACAAGTCCTGTAGAAGATATGCCTTGCCTTGATTCTGGGTCTCGTCCAGGCGCAGGCCGTCGGGCATTAGAAGAAAAATTAAATGAAACAGAAGAAAAAACAGAAGTTAATGCAAGTAGAAAACAAAAAAGACAAGATCTTGTTAAAGAAGCTCAGATGATGGGCGGAGAAATGGGCGGGCAAGGCGGAGCAGGACAAGCTCCAGGCGCTGGAACGACACTTCCACAACCACCTGGTGCCGCCGGACAACCAACAGAAACATTTACAGAACCACCAGTTGATGATGCTTTCTCTATGGAAGACGAGGAAGGTGGAGATCAGTCTCCTAAACCACCTGGCACTATGTGCGTAGTATGCGGCAGTTCTGATGTAGATGTTTTCGGTGGAGATACTAAATGTAATAATTGTGGATCAGAATTCAGAGTTAAGGTAGATGTTGAAGTCACTAAATGGGCTGATTTGTTTGGCGAAGATAAAGAAGACGGACCTGAAGAAGGTCTTGGAGAAGGAGAAGGTTTTGAACTTGGCGAAACTCAGGATAATCCAGAATTACCTGTTGCTGCTATGACAAAACTGAAACCAGGATCTTTAAATAAAATCGCAGAAACAAAAATAGAATTTGGTCGAGTTAGTCCACTTACTGGCTCTACAAATACAATGAAAATAAGTAATGATAAGGGTGCTGAAGGAGAGTATGTTTGTCTTGATACAGGTACTAAATATTCAGTCGCATTTAAAGTACCAATTACAGGTAAAGATATCTATGCTCAATGGGCTTGGACACCTAAAACAAATATTTGCCCAAGCTGCGAAGCTGGCAGAAAAAGATTTGTTAAGGCTCTTTCAACAGTCGGAGTAGATAAAGATCAATTCGATCTTATGAATATTCCTGATAAAATTAAAGTTATTACTAATATGAAAGAAGCAGGTGCTTTGTCAACAATTAAATTGGCAAGTAAAAACGGTTCGGTTATAAACGATTATAAGAAAGCTTTTGGAGTATATGGAGATAAATTCCCAATTGAAGCTTGTAAAGAAAAACTTGCAAGACGATATGGTGAAAACTCATTAGCTTTAAGCGGACCATGTGAAGGGAAACCTATTTACGAATGCGTATGCAACCAACTTAAGGGTGCAGGAGTATATAGCAACTCACTAGCTCTTAAAGTAGCAAATATCTGGTCCGAAAAAGATGGTACAGAAGATTGCGTTGAAGACCAAATCAGACGTGGTTTCAATATTAGAGATGCTGCTGTTGTCTGCTCTGCTCTTAAAACAGCATTAGCAGAAGATGTAGATATGCTAACAGATGAATTCGATGAGTTTAATGACGGAAATAATATAGAAGAAATAAAAGAAACAGAACCTGTTATCGATAATTTTGAAGAAGATCCGTTTGAAGAAACTGAAGATATAACTAATGGCATAGAAGATGGTATAGGAAATGGCGTAAAAGATTTGGAAGAGTCAGGAACTATATCACTGAATGTTGATGAACTTGTACAGTCACTTACTCCAGAAGATAAAGAAAAATTAGATACCGCATTAGATCAAAATCTTGGCGAAAATGGAGAACCTATTGAAGAAGGCATAGGAGAACCTATTGAAGAAGACATAGGAGAAGAAATTGTAGATGAGGGAATAGGTGAAAGTATTGATGAAGAAATCGGAGAACCTGTTGTAGAAGAAGGATTTACAGAAGAAATAAACGAACCTACAAAAGAATGTGGAATGGGTGACGAAGATGATGCATATAGCGATGAGAATCCATTAAAAGATGATGGAGATCTTAAAGTTGTAGAAGTTGATATGGTCCCCAGAAAGAAAAATATGGAAATGGGTGTTATGGGGTCAACAGATTATACAGAAGAGGAAGCTTCACTTATGAAATCATCTATAGCAGGAATTGGTAAAGTAAATATGGATCTGGATTCTGTTCTTGATAAGTTGATCGAAACCGGAGCGCTTTCAAAAGAAGCGGCGGAAAAAGTTATTAAACAAGAATTAGTTCAAGATTCTGCTGATATCGGCTCGATAAGCGAAGGTGATCCTGCTTCCGGAAATACGGTAGGAACTATTGGACATGAAAATGAAACCATTAGAGATGCTGATCATCCAAAAATTCCACGTAATCAAGCAACTATGGGTCACGAAGATGCTGACCTGAACCCGAAAGATAAACCACTACCAGTCATTCCTTCAGATAAGGGAACTATGGGACATGAAGATGAAACCGGTTTGTCAGGCGGCGATGATAGATTCACTGGCGGCACGGGCGGCGGCGGAGCCGGATCACCTGGAGCAGGACAATCAGAAGTTGATGAAACAAAAGCAGCTAGTTCTGAAGAAAATTTACTTTATGTTGAAATGTCTGCTATGAAAGGTAATATCGGTAATGCTAAACAGAGAATCAATTCTCTTGCAGAACGTATTTTAGAAGCCGGTAAACTTGATCCTAAAAAACCTGTAGCTGATGATGAAGATATTAAACCAGTTAAAGGAGATACGAGTATTGGACATGAACCTAAATTTACTGCCGATACTCCCGAAAATACAGAAGATACAGGCGATGGAGCAATGATGGGTCATGAAAAAGAAACCCTGAAATCCGTTCCAAAATCGCCAGAAGACCATCCTGAAATCCCTGAAGATGATGCAAGGATGGGACATGAAGAATTAAAACCTGAAAAACAATTGAGAGATAAAGGCACTGTTATCGCTAGTAGCGATACGGAGTCCGAGGCCAATACAAGACAGTCAGAAGCTTTTAGAGTAGCTGGCAAAATGCTTGAAAATAATATTATCAAGACAAGCGAGTTAAAAGCAAAAGTAGATGAACTGTCTCAGTATAGGTTGGCACAAATTCTGGATTATGAAAAAGCTGTTTTCTCAGCCAGAGAAAGTGCTAAAAAAGGACTCACTACAGCGTCACAAGGGTTAGAGCGCCCCTTAGTAATTAATGAAAATGCAAGCCATAGAAATTCTTCAGAAGATCTTACTAATAGCTTGCAACAACTGTTTACGTTAAATAAACAGAATGAAGAAGCGCACGAAAACCCGAATTTTGATATTCGACAAACATTCGGAAAAAGATAAATAAGAGGAGTAATATATAATGGCTCTTATCGAAGAATATCATGTAGTTGCGGACATGTATCCAGTTGATGAGGATACGAACCCCAACATCATTGAGGGTATGTTTATTCGCCTCAATGCTAATGGCGATGCGATCTTGGCTAATGGCGTTGCTGAGACTTTAGCAATCGGTGTTGCTGGCGACTCCAGCGAAACTAATGGCGGACACACTCCGTACCAGGCAGACCTTGTTATTAATGCTCAAGGATCTACACGTTCAACCTCGAACCGTGTAAGCGATTTCTTTAATGAAACCTTGTCATCTAATAAAGTTACTGTCTACAACCAAGGTGGTAAGTTCTACTCTGATCAGTACGAAAGTCGTACCTATGTTCCTGGTACACAGTTGTTCTCTAGTGCTAATGCCCTCGCAACTAATGCGGCACCAGCAAACAATCAACAGGTAGCTATTTGTGTTGTTGCACCATGTGCTTACCCAAGTGGCGTTCCTGGTACCGATACTGCTGACGGGTCGATCTCGTTAGGCGATTACATTACGTTTATTTTGACGATCTAATATTGCTGAATATAAAATAATTAACATGTCTTAGGTTTGTTGTATACGAATACTAAGACCCAATAGGAGAATATATAATGGCTTTAGCTAAAAATGGTCTTTCTGACCAAGATAAGCAAATGGTGATTGCCCAAGCTCTGGAAACAGAAGAAGGGCGCGTCGCTTTGGCGCAGGCGATGGTTGAGCCCATCCGTCGTTCGCTTGAATACCAAGCGGTCGGCAGAAAATTGCTCATGGTGGATTGACCTAAAAAGCTTGTCCACCTAAACTCGTAAGAGTTTTAATAAAAATCAAACTCATATCGGGGAAACCTAAGTAAAAATAAGGCAATCCCGAGGGAAGTTTAAAGAATACTCCTAAAGAACTGAAATGGTTAAGAAAACAAAGATAAATTACGAAGAATTAATAAGAAAATATGTTGATCTGAATTGGACAACATATGATCTTGCTGAACACTATCAGATTAGCCGTAAAAAGGTATCTTGTCTTCTTAAACAGAATGGCACGACAATCAAAAGGTATAAAAGAGCATATTCATTCTTTTATGAACAGTCTTTAACTGAAATTCAAAAAGAATTGCTTTTAGGCTCACTTTTGGGAGATGGCGGAATTTATCGTCATCATAAAGGACCAAATGGTTGTAGGTTTGTTGAATGTCATGCTATTGCTCAAATTGAATACTTAAATTGGAAAAAATCTATATTGCAAAATTTTGTCTCACAAAATATCAAAATCATTGATAATACAAATAGTAAATCATATGGTGATACCCCAACATGTGTATTAACTACTGTATTACATAAAGATTTCGAACAATTTAGACAAATGTTTTATCCAGATGATATAAAGATTATTCCAAAAAATATTAATTTGACATCTTTAGGTTTAGCAACATGGTTTTATGATGACGGCTCTGTTTCAAAAAACGGATCAAACTCATGGTTCGCAAGTTTTCATACTGAAAACTTTGATGAAACATCCATAGAAAATGGTAGACGTATCTTAAAGAATCAATTTAATCTTGATTCGTTTGTAATTAATGTTAAAAAGAAATATCAAATTATAAGACTTAATAATAAGAATTATCAAAAATTGTTATATCTTATAAAAGATTATTCAGTTCCATGTATGGCTTATAAAATTGCGTTTTCTGATAACCCCGTAGAGACTTGCTCTAAAAAGAGCAGAGTGCCAAATCTGAAATGTTTTGGTGCTAACACGTTTGGCTCCCTTCACCATTAAGGGATGATGGTATAGTCCGTGGCTCCCGAAAGGGATGACCAGATTGGAGCTTCCTCAAGGCGCTCTCGCTCGCTACGAGCGTGACGTGCTGGCGATTGCACACGTTGTTAGCCGTAGAGGCGCGGTTCCTGATCAAATTCAGGAAGGCGAAGAAATTCTTGTTCCTACTTTTGAAATTGCTGCGAACCCAACCGTTCGCTTGTCCGAGATTAAGGCTCGTAGATTCTACATCGTAGACCGCGCCCAAATCAAGGCTAAAGAAGCTATCCAAAAAGAAGAGGACACGAATATTTTTGGTGCTTTAACTGCTGCTGCTAATAACTTGGGTAAACAGGTTATTTTGAGCGTTGGCGCATTGACGATTGCTGCTATTAATACCGCCTTCCGCGATATTGAACAGCATGACTTGGTTGCTGCTAAGATCGTTATGCATGCTTTCCAGTATGCTACGGTCAGAACATTCGGTAAAGATTTTTACGATGAAGCAAGTCAACGTGAAATTATCACAACTGGTCTTTATGGTCACTTGTGGACAGCCGATATCCATGTTTCTTCCAGGCAGAACAGTGATGAAGTTCTTGTTGTTGCTTCACCTGAGAATGTGGGTGCATTCCCAATCCGCCAGGACATTACTGTCCTTCCAGCCGACGATCCTAAAAAGTTGCGCTTGGGCTGGGTGATCTACGAAGAAATTGGTATAGTAGTTGTTAATGACTATGCTATCTCCCTGATTCAGGTAACTACCGCTACCTAAGTTGTAACTACTGAAAAAATAGTTAGTTACAGATGAGTTGTTTAATTAATATAAGAGGGCATGGGAAACCATGCCCTCTTATATTAATATATATTCTATCTAATACAAGAACAATTGTTTTGATAGTACAAGAAGGATTATCTATAGATGTGTGAGAATACGTGATATTATAATAAAAAAAAAGATTATAGAAATTTTAGAAATAAAAATATTAGTTAAAAAATAAGATAATACATGAAGAAAACACGAATACCATATTTATTAAAGAAAGACCTTTTAGCTTTTAACCCGACAGAAAGAATAAATTTAGCATATCTTGTTGGAAGTTTTTTAGGAGATGGTGGTTTATATATAAGAAAAAATTGTTATCAACTATCCATAACATGTGAGGATAGAGATATATGTGAATCTTGTCAGGATATATGCCATAAATTATTTAATGTTTGCGGATCTATCAAAAATGTAAATAAAAAAGGAGAATACTCATATTCTCAATTGGTTATATGTTCTAAACCTCTTGTTTTACTTTTTAACAAAATATCCCCAAAAAGAACTATAATTCCACCTATAATAAAAAAGAATAAAGATACAAAAAGAAATTTTTGTCAAGGTATAATGGATACTGATGGATGTATATCTAAAATTAATCCGAAGGATGGATATATTAGATTTAGAACTTCGTTCAAAAATACTTTACCATGGGTAGCTGAAATAAAAGACATAATAAATGAGCTTGGTGTAAAGACAGGTACAGTTAGATTAATAAAAACAATAACAAAAGGAAAAAGAAATAAAGATGCTTATAGTTTCTCAATCAACTCCCAAGATTACTGTAGAAATATAGGTTTTTGTTGTAAAAGAAAAAACCAACTAGCTAAAGAGTGTGTTAATTTCTATGACGCGAAAAACATTTAATTTTCCTTCCTCTATTCTTAAGCAGGATACCATAGACAAATTTGGCTACGATCCATCTAATCTCGGTAAAACTTCGATTAAATTTATTGTAGCCACCTGTCGTTATTGTGGTGAGCAGATGGATGTAAGAAAAGGTAATTTTAACAAAATAGGTTCTGCTTGCCATCTTAAATGTAAACTCGAACAACAGAAAAATCAAATATCTCCATTTTCTGATCCTTCTATTCGCGAAAAATCTAAAAAAACTAATTTAGAAAGATATGGCTTTGAAAATGCTTCAAAGAATGCTGATATCCGTATTAAAATGTCAAAGAAAAAAAAGAAGAACATATCAACATCTAAATTAAATAAAGAAAAAGATGAATTAATAGACTATTTCATATCAAAAGGGATAGTAGTTAAGAGAAACAAAAAGATTGGTGGTTTTTTTATTGATTACTTACCTGATAAAAAATTAGCTATTTTGTTCAACAATAGTCAAGATATATCGGAATTTAAACTATCTCGCAAAGAAGCTGGTGGTTGGCAAAATAATAAAAGACTTGTGTGTAATAAACAAGGGATCAGGTTAATTAATATTTTTGAACATATTTGGTACAAGAGAAAAAAGCAATTTACAAGTTATTTAGATGCACTTGTTAATTTAAACCAAACAGTTATGGCTCGCAAATGTCAAATCAACAATGAAGAATGTAAAGATTTTTATAACGATAATCATATTCAAGGATATGGAATGCGAACTCTTAAATATTTCAACCTTGCTTATAATAACGAAATTGTTGCCAGTATGACAGCATCTAAACATCATCGTCAAGGGAATGAAGACTATATAGTTTTGAATAGATTAGTGTTTAAAGATGGCATAACAGTTACAGGTGGTTCTTCAAAACTACTTAAATATTTCAAGCAATGGACTAAAGATCAAGGTTACAAGAAGATTTTATCTTGGTCAGATAATTCATGGACAGACGGTAATATTTATACTATTTTAGGTTTCGAGTTAGAGAATGAATATGGACCTGATTATTTTTATTGGGATAAAGCTAATAATTGTTACAAATCCAAACAATCCCAAAAGAAATCAGCTACAGGTTGTCCGACAACTATGACAGAAAGAGAGTGGTGCCTGCAACACGGGTTATATAGAATCTGGGATTGTGGGAAAAAAAAGTGGATTTATAGGTTATAGAATTAAAGTGTCTAATCTGCCAATATAATCTTTGCATGTCCTGTCAATTATCACTTTCGTTGAAATGTAATTTCTGTGGTAAAGAAATATTTGCTTCTAGAATTCTAATGCTTTATACTCACTCAGAAATATTCTATATTGAGAGGTTGCTTGTCAAAATGAATAAAGAACTTAAAGACGTAAAAAGTACATTATTAAGTAAATTTACAGATACAGGCTGGAGTCACCACGTTCTTGACGATGGATATGGTAATATCTACGCAAGAGATATATGTCCTCAATGTGCTAATGAAAAGGATAAAAAGGAATGAGTGTAAAAATAAAAATGACTTTATTATGTAATTCTTGTGGTAAAACAGAAACAGAATCTGAAGATATAAATATATTTACAGAAAGTGATCATGATATAGAAGATCCAGCTACAAAATTATTAATTAAAACACTAAAAAAATTTGATATTTTAAAAGACGATAATGGATGGTATCATGATGAGGATAATGAAGATAACAGTGTAGATGTTTGTCCCGAATGTCGATAATTAAAAGTTTTATTTGTCCTGTCGGAAGGCAGGACTTTTTATTATATTTGTAGAGGTTTTGCTGGTTTTTAATTGAAGAATAGATATCTAGATAAGGGTATATTATGAAAAAAATTAAAACACCAGAATACGTCAAAAAAACAGGCCAGATTATTCCTGATGATGAAATGGATTTAATGAAAAACCCAGATGGTACTTATAAAGAGATTGTTCCTAGTGAGGATACAAGATATCATGAAGCTGCTTATGAGGAGATAGGTGAAGAAATTGAAAGAGAGATGGGTGATTTAATAAAGAAAAATAAAGGTAAAATGCCTAAACGTGACGTGGCAAGGCAAATAGTTCTCAGGCATATGCCTCTTTATATGAAAAACGATCCAAAAATATCTGTTGATAGATTAGCCAAGATGCTCTTTATGACTTTTTACAAATAAATATGAACTGGTATAAACTATTAAAGATAGCAGATAGAAGACAATTCTTTTTAAGTCAGCAACCGCAAGAAATGGACCCTACAAACTGGGAAAAAGCTGTTGATTGGGCACTCTCTATTAATAAAAAATATACTAATTGGATATTAAAACTATACAAAAAAGGTACTATTAGACCTGGCGAAGATGATAACAAATTAAGAGAGACACTTGAAAAGTTTAATAAAGTAAAAAGATTAAGAGATTTCCCTGAAAAAGATATTAACAAATTTGATACATATGGTGATTTAGTTAAAGCGATAGAACCGTTTCTAAGCCAACAGACTAAAGGATAGGAAGCAAGACCAATATATCAGAAGGAACCTCACATATCTTATCACAGCCGCCTTACGATGTCTATAGATTAGACACTCCACCGGCGGCTGCTAAATTATGTCGTCGGACTGAATAAAAGATTATCTTGATTTGACAGGAATGCAACAATTAGAGACACAAACAAGTAGATAATTTATCTTTTTTCTCTGATTTTGTGTTGTGAAAAAGATTTACCATATACTAGTATCCGGGAAAAAATCTTTTAATTAAAATATGTGAGAAAATATGATTTTTCGTTATCCTGGTGGGAAAAGTAAAAAATCTGTTCGAAAACAGATTATGAGTTTATTTCCAGAAAAATATTCTGAATTTAGAGATATTATGGTAGGTGGTGGTGGAATCTTTTTTGCTATTCCAGCAGAAAAAAAAAGATGGATTAACGATATTGACTGTGATCTTATTTCTGTATATAAGGCATTAAAAGATCGTCCTCAAAAATTTATTGAAGAATGTCGAGCTATTAAGTCACAGCAAAAAGACGAACCACTAACATCTGCTCGTCCCGGAGGCAAGGCGTTATATAACGCCAGGTTAAAAGCTGAATTTGATCGTTTTGCAAAGGGCGGAGACGATATTGACCCTGCTATAAGATATTTGTTTGTAAACAGGACTGTTTGGGCTGGTAGAGTAAATTACGAGCGTAAGTCTCGCATGTATTTTTCAAATCCGGCTGGATGGAATGTTGTCTTCACAAATCGTATAGAAAATGCTGCGAAACTAATGAATAATGTAAAAGTCACATGTGGCAGTTATCAGGATTTATTATTTACTGAAGGTAATGATGTTTTGATATATATTGATCCTCCATATTTTGTAAATACTGGATTAGATCCAAATTCCAGACTTTACAAATACAATTTTGAGAAAAAAGATCATGACGATCTGTTCTGTGCAGTTAAACAATGTAAACACAAGGTGGTAATTTCTTATGACAACAATCCATATATTAGGAGCTTATATAAAGGTGACAGGTTCAATTGTACTCCTTTAAAATGGACATATTGCGGGACATCTAGTGTTGTCTCAGACGGTCAAAGTTCTACTAAAAATGTTGGCAAAGAATTAGTAATTACTAATTTTTGACACAAATTAAAAGGAATCGTTAAAAATGGAAAATTCTAATATAAAGAGCATAGACATGAGGGCAAGACTTATTGACAGTATAATAGATATCTAGGTCTATATTTTCATTTTTAGGCATTGTTTAGCCCCGCATTTGCAGGGAATTTACTCATTCGTTTTCACATCCGGTCCACCCCTTATATAAGGGGAATATTGGTAGGAACAATCCGACAGTGGGCATCTGCCTGGCCCACCCCGCATTTGCAGGGAATACTCTTTAATACTGTCGGGTGCGATGGTCTACTCAGGTCCATCCCCGCACATACGGGGAATACTGCTTGTCCTTTTAATACAGGTATGCCAGACTCGGTTCACCCCCGCACATACGGGGAATACTTTAGCAACTGGATTTAGTCTTTCTATAAACTCGATCCACCCCCGCACATACGGGGAATACAAGATAAGCATTTAAAGCTGCATTTCTTTTCGGTCCACCCCCGCACATACGGGGAATACGAACAACCACTACATTTACGAGTCTTACTGAGCGGTCCACCCCCGCACATACGGGGAATACCTGAATTCCGCTTTAACCGCCTGTCAACGGCTCGGTCCACCCCCGCACATACGGGGAATACTGAGTAATCTTCTTTAGGGCGACCCGGACCTAACGGTCCACCCCCGCA